CCGCACAGTTGGCAGTCCTTCGTGATTCAAAAAAATGGAAATTGGTGGCATGTACCAGGATCAAGTAGTGGACGCCCAGGTGAGTACATGCGTGAGGATAAGTTTCCTTGTGAGAGGCCCATTGATATTGCAGTAGAACTGTGCAAACAACGCAGAAACGCAATAGATGTTGGTACCTGGATCGGTGATAGTACAAAACACATGGCCGCATTGTTTGATCATGTGTTTGGTTTTGAACCACATCCTTTAACACATACATGTTGTTTAAAAAATCTAGAAGAACGTAAGATTACAAACTGTGAAGTTTTTAACATTGCATTGAGTAATGTAAATGAATTAAAAACTTTGTACAATGGTAAAACAACATTTCAAGGATGGGTAAGCGACAAGGTAGAACCACCAAAAGATGTAGCCATACATGATAAAACTCAAGTGCAATGCTTGTATCTTGACAGTTATCATTTTACTGACATAGATTTTATAAAAATAGACTGTGATAGTCACGAAGGCTACTTGCTACAAGGCGCCAAAAAGTTTTTTGAAACAAACTCCCCAGTGGTGCTTATTGAATCCAAGCAAAGAATACACAAAGATCGTCAACCCAATGACATGCCAGATCCACTTGCACTTTTGCGAAACTATGGATATGTTTTACACAGTAGAGTTGATAAGGCAGACTTTATATATGTAAGAAGAAATGAAGAATAGTCCTGCATACACAAAAGAACTTGAACGCCTACACAATAGGAAAAGTTTTGGCACAGGTGCAGGTGTGGCTAAAATACTGGCTAAATTTTTAGCAAACAATCCTGGCATAAACAGCATACTTGACTTTGGTTGCGGAAAAGACATGCCCCTTAATCAACTGCAAAGCGACACCATGCAGATCTACAGTTATGATCCAATTACTAGTCCAATTGAGCTACCGGACAAAGTCGACTTGGTGTACAGTCGTGATGTCCTGGAACACATTGAACCAGAAAATATTGATGCCACACTCGAAAGACTTTTTACTATTGGACAAAAATATCAACATCATCTAATAGCATGCCATCCGGCTAAGAAAGGCTTTGCAGACGGCCGAAATGCACATTTGATAATTGAAAAACCAGAATGGTGGCGTAATAAAATACAAGCAATACCAGGCTGGCGTATCATCAACGACTGGAGCACCGGGCCAAAAACAAAACATTTTAAAAATAACGTTACAATAGACATTGTAAAGTATATTGTAATACTTGAGAAAGTAGATAAATGATAGAAGACTTTGACTATAACAACACTAACTATCCAACGGCAAAAGTAGCAGATGTCTTTCCTTTTGAACTCAGCACAAACTTAGGACACACTTGGATCGTGGACGTAGATGGCACTATATTTGAAGTCAATCAACCACCCTATGCTAACGATAAACTTTTACCAGGTGTAAAAGAAATGTGGGCAAAGATACCAAAAGACGACTTGATTATAATAATGACTGCTCGTCCTTGGTATATTAAACGCCAAACACTTGATGTAATCGAAAGTCACGGATTGCGTTATGACATGGCTATATTTGGAATACATCATGGAGAAAGAATTGTTGTTAACGACAACAAGCCAGGTGGTTTAAAAACTGCCATTGCTTGGAACGTAAAAAGAAACAAGGGCTATTAAAAAGTAGGTATATAATGATAGACACAGAAATGACAAGAACACGAGCACAGAAACTTGAACGTATTTTCATACTAGAAGATGAAATTAAGTTTGCACAAAGTTGTTTGCGTCCAAGTGCAACAGGTCATATACACACTGCCATAAGTTGGATGACCAACCGTAGAGATGAACTCAAAAAGGAAGTTGAAAATGGCAATTGCTGACAAAAGAAAAGATCCTAAAGAAGAAAAAGTTCCTACTATTGTTTTAGTGACTGGCGGATTTGATCCATTGCATAGTGGACATATTGAATACCTAAAAGCGGCAAAAGCCTTAGGTGATCATTTGGCAGTTGGTATTAACAGTGATGCATGGCTTAAACGTAAAAAAGGCAGACACTTCATGCCATTAGAAGAAAGAGGTGCTATTATTAGTCAGTTGCTAATGGTAGATCAATGCGTAGGATTTGAAGATGACTACGATGAAGATGACAGTGCCATAAAATTTATAAACGACATGCGTGAATACAACCCCAAGGCTAAAATAATTTTTGCCAACGGCGGCGATAGAAAACCAGGCACCACACTTGAAGAAAAGGCAGGAATTGAACGTGTATCATTTGCATTTGGTGTTGGCGGAGATGATAAGAAAAATTCAAGTAGTTGGATTCTCAAAGATTGGGAAAGTCCAGCAGTTCAACGTGACTGGGGACACTACAGAGAACTTTACAAAGGCGATGGTTTTGCAGTAAAAGAACTGGTTATCAATCCGCACAGTAGTTTAAGTATGCAAAGACATACACACAGATCAGAAACATGGAACTTGGTAAGTGGTAAAGCACATGTACTAATGAGTCAGCGTTCAGAACCAACTGACCCAGGCAGATATGAATTAACACCAGCTAATCCAGTAGATATTCCAAACAAAGTTTGGCACAAAGGTGTTAACGACTCAGACCAACCTGCACACATTGTTGAAGTATGGAAGGGTGATAACCTTACAGAAGAAGATATTGAAAGAATTGATTGATGCTTACAGTTTATATTGGATGGGATAGTAGAGAACCTATAGCCGCTGATGTGTGCAAGTACAGTATACTGGAAAATGCAAGTATACCAGTTGATATAGTAATGCTGAAACAAGATGACTTACGCAGTCGTGGACTGTACTGGCGTGACGTTGATAAACTTGCCAGCACCGAATTTACATTCACACGATTTCTTGTGCCAGAGCTAAACAACTTTGAAGGCACTGCTATTTTCATGGACAGTGATATGGTGCTTACAACAGATATTGCTGAACTTATAGCAGAGATAGATCCTAATAAAGCAGTCAGTTGTGTGCAACATGATTATACACCACCTGAAGGTGTTAAAATGGATGGTCAGCAACAACTAGCATATCCACGTAAAAATTGGAGTTCTATGGTTGTGTGGAACTGTGCCCATCCCGCAAATAAAAAAGTAACAAAAGAATTAGTAAACGACCCAGAAGTTACTGGTGCATATTTGCACAGGTTCAGTTGGCTAAAAGATCACTACATTGGCTTGCTTGGACCACAATGGAATTGGCTTGTGGATTGGTATGTTGAAGGCAGAGACGGTTCGCCATTGTTGTTACACTATACCGAAGGTGGTCCTTGGTTTGACAATCACCAAAACTGTGGCTATGCAGACGTTTGGAATAGTTATCACTCACGATATTTGCATTCAATTGAGAACAACGCAGTTGGGCTAATGGATGTTACTATGCCAACAGAGATTATAGAAAAAGTATATAATATAGTAGAATCTGCAAAAGATCCTTATAATATTTACAAACGTACTAAATCAAGCCAACTAATTAAAGACTTTTTGGAAATATATCAAGATCCAAAAGTTATTGGAGTAATTGATGCAGGTCTTGCCAAGGAGGACGAAGTGGTTAAAGAACCAAAAAAAGATGCAATACTTGATAATTTCCTTACTGGTTCACTTGGAGTATTTGCTGGTAGTAAGAATCTAAAAGATCTTGAGCCTGGCACGCCAATCGTGGTACGTGGTATAGCAAAAAGAAAAGTTATTCACAAAGCAATCGAAGACGGTAGAGATTACTATTACATTGACACTGGCTATTTTGGCAATAATAAAACAAAACACTATCATCGAATAACCAAGAATGGATTGCAATTTAATTTACCAATTTGGAAAGACTGTCCTGACGATAGATTTAGACGTACTGGTGCTGAAATACGCAGACACACTCCTGGTGAAAATATATTGATATGTCCACCAAGTCAAAAGGCATTGAACTACTGGAATGTAGACTTAGATGAATGGCTTACAACAACCAAACGAGAAATAAAAAAATATACAAAACGTCCTGTGATTATACGCCAAAAGCAGGTTCGTCATGTAAGAACAAATGATGATACAATGGAAATGGCACTCAGCAGAGACGTTCATTGTATGGTTACATACAATAGCATTGCCGCAGTTGAAGCACTGATGCTAGGCAAACCTGTGTTTGTAATGGGTCCAAATGCCGCTGAGCCATTGGCAAATACAGATCTAAGCAAGATAAACAATCCAATAATGCCAACCGTTGAACGAGTATATCAAATGTGTTGTAACCTTGCATATGGACAGTTTACACCAAATGAAATGGTTGATGGAACTGCATGGGAAATATTGCAAGAATTTAACAATAGGAAGTAAAAAGTGACCACCTGGGACTATGATGTGGTAGTATATCTTGGCACACTACCAAAGATACAAAATCACAACATTAAAGTACAAGTGATGAGAGCCTTTGGCGAAGGCGCAGCTCGATGCGGAGTACGATGGCTTGTGGATGATAATCTACAAAACCGGCAGGTGTATAACACAAGACTAGCAGTGATACTTGGTTGGGTTGGAATGAGTTTTAGCGGCCCGCATATCTATTTTCGTGATGCAATTATCAATCAACAAAGAGCAACGGGCGGAAAAGTAATGGCCATTGACGGAAGTTGTTTTAAGTTTCATCATGCTCATGAAAATATGTGGTTGAGATATAGTCTTGACAATGTATTTTGGAACAGTGGCAACTATGCTAATCGCAATAGTTCTAACAAACATTGGAACATGATTAAGAACAGTCTAAGCCTTACAGAAATACCTTGGAGCAATGATGGAGATAACATACTGGTCTGTTTGCAACGGGATAACGGTTGGAACGCTAAAGGCTTTGATCAAGTTGCATGGCTAAAGAAAACAATTAAAAAAATTACAAAATTTACTGACGAATCAATTGTAGTCCGTGCTCATCCTGGAGATCTCAATCGCACAAGAACCAAAACAAAACGAGACTGGACTTGGGTTAATGCCTACCCAAATGTAAAACTAATTGATAGTATTAATGTTAGTTTACATCAAAGTATGAAGACTGCAAGATGTGCAGTATTTTACAACAGTTCAAGCAGTGTACTAAGTGTGCTTAAAGGCATTCCAACATTTGTGTCAGAAGAAAGTGCAGTAACGTGGGACGTTGCAAATCACAACATTAAAAATATAATGAATCCATTTATGCCAGATCGTACGCAATGGTTTAATGATTTAGCACAAGCTCATTGGACTGTTGAACAAAGTCAGGCAGGTGAGATATATCGACACTTTGAGCCTTGGCTACCATCCTAGTATACAATCGTTACGCACACGACCTAGTTCTCTAGCACCCCAACTTTTTAATAAATCAACGGCACCGTATTGTGTTTCTTTTGTAATACCGGTGTCAGTGTGTAATTTTTGTTCTACAACCATTACTGGTTTGTGATGCTTTATAGTCGCTTCACCACCTTTTAGTATCTCAACTTCATATCCTTCACAATCAATCTTTACATAATCAATAGTGTCAAAGTTAAGTGCAAGCGAATCGAGTTTTTTCATTTGTACTTGTCCGCTACCAATTGTGTTTTTGTTGATATGGCTATGTCCAGTATTGCCTTCTGTTATAATCATGTCAATTGTAGTATCTTTGGTTCCAAGAGCTATTGGCCATACTTCAAGATTTTGCCACGGTACATTCTTTTTCAAACACTCAGTAAAAGTTGCAACAGGTTCAATAGCAATTACTCTTTCAAATCTCTGTGCTAGATCCTTGCTCCATAATCCTACGTTTGCTCCTATGTCTACAGCTACTCCAAACCTATTGACATACCCTAAACTTTTTCGACGTACTGGTTCTTGGTACGTAGGCGGGCCGCCTTTCTTTATATTTTTATCAATCATGTGTGCAAAATGTGTGTCTTGGTCTGCAAACCACCATCCGTGTGCTTGATACATTAGAATTTTACCTCAATTCCTGTTACAACTCCTATTTCATCTTCAGTTGCTCCAGGAGCAATAAAAAAGTTGCCATAGTTAACTTTTACCATAGGAGCAATATCCCAATTTTTATAGCCATGGGCTAATGCATATTCTATATCTAATGTTTTATAAGTTACACGTTTTCCAAGATATATGCCTGCACGTTTGTCACTGTTATGAAACACGCCTGTTATATAATTGTTGGGTAATTGATATTGCATATGCGGGTGTATATCTGCAAAGTCGCCAGTAAGACCAATGTGTGAACTCAACGCAATACTAAAAATTAATTTATCTAACACCTTTTACGCCTCTCCAATAAGGTAGATCCATGTGCATTTTTACATCTCGCGGCTCACTGTGTCCTAGTGTTTTTCTTTCACCCTTCATATGATCCATATATCTTCCAAGTTCACTATTAACAAATGGATGTCCGGCAAGACCTTTTAGATCTGGATCAGGGTTGAGATTGTGAAAGTATGCTCCTTTGGTATCTCTATAACGTTTGCGTACCACATCAAACAAATAACTATCATGCCATTCTTTTTCATTGAACATGGTATCATTTATGTACATGCCAGCAAAGTCTTCAATAAATTCTATGCACAATGGATTTGCTTTGTTGTAGCCTACCCATCCGCATTCACTGTGATAGCGTTCGCCTCTACCAAGATGTGTTGTAACACAATTTTTTGGTGAAACACTATCAAGAAATGCCATGGTAATTGGACTGTGAGTAAGTGTATCGGCATCAAGCCATATTACCCATTCAGTATCGATGTTCTGTAGTGCATGGTGTATGCTGAACACTTTATAGCTAAAACGCAAACCTTGCCATTTGAAGTGTTTTTTTGGAGACCAAATACCTTGATTGTGTGGACCTTGACCACCATTTGCTTCAGGATTGTCTTTGTGTCTTTTGACAAAACGTTTACAATGTTTGCTACTGGCTAGTAGGTCAACTGTACTTACATTTGGCTTTGTTACATGTGGTTGGCAATTTTCAGTATATACAACTAGGTCAACTTCTTCGGGCCAATGCTTTTCAAATGTGCTAATCATACGTTGGCCATACTTATCAAGACCCTGTTGATTGAACGTGGTAATTACTGTATAACGTTTCATACGGGTATTTAACCTTTGATTAATAACATAGCATATTATCCAGATCAGTGTGCTTTGAATAGCAAACCAATTATGAAAGCATTTTTAGACAGCTGTCGAGGTGCTGGTATAACACCTGTTGAAAACTCCCTCGACTGTGATGCTGTTGTTATATGGAGTATACTATGGAACGGCAGAATGAGCAAGAACAAACGGACATATGAACACTATCGTTCACTGAATAAACCAGTTGTTGTGATTGATGTTGGTGCATTGGAACGAGATATTACTTGGAAAATAGCAATTAACAATATTACTTCAGAGGGTTACTATGGACACCAAGACAACTTAGATTGGGATCGTCCAAAAAAACTTGGCATTTCTCTACAGGAACCAATAGCAGGTGATGATATTTTACTTGCAGGGCAACACGATAAAAGCCTACAATGGCAAGGCATGCCCAGTTTACAAAATTACACTATAGAAACCGTAAATAAGATACGCAAATACACCGACAGAAAAATTTTAGTCAGGTACCATCCTCGTTGTCAGCCATTTATACCTTTCCATCGATTTAGTATGTTTGCATCAAACAACAACTTAAAAAACTGCAACATTGTGGTACCAGAAAAAATAGGCGGTACATACGATGGCTTTAATTTGCGTTTTAATTATCATGCCATGATAAATTACTGTAGCGGCCCAGGCATCAATGCAGTGATTGCCGGGACAAATGTTGTGGTTGATCCAAAAAGTCTAGCATATCCAATGAGCATTAAATTAAAACAAATTGAAAATCCGCCCCGTAAACGGAACAAAGAAAAATGGCTGGTTGA